AATCAATGGAAGATGCTATATTTAACTTTGCTAAAACAGGTAAAATGAACTTCAAATCATTTGCCCAATCAGTTATTGATGACCTATTAAGGATACAAAGCAAGAAATTAGCGGCTAATATAATGGGTGGTGTGACTAATCAAGGGAATAATGGGTTATTTGCTGGGTTATTTGCTGGTGGTGGTGTGATTCCATCTGGTAGATATGGAGTAGTAGGTGAGGCAGGTCCAGAACTAGTACAAGGACCAGCAAATGTAAGCAAAGCAGGTAATGCAAGCGTTACATATAACATCAATGCTGTAGATGCACCATCATTCCAATCATTAATTGCAAGAGACCCTGCATTTTTATATGCAGTAACAGAACAGGGCAGAAGTACATTGCCATCATATGGATAAGGAGATTAAATTATGAGTTTTCAATGGATATTTGATAATGCTGAATCAATCTCAGTTAGCAATAAAGAAATAGTAGGACAAACAATTTCAAGAAATGGAACGGTAAGGGCTACCTCAAGAGGAAGTGCAGGTACCACATTCACCATTAAATTACCCGATGGTATGCCATGGGAGGCAATTGCATCAGAAATACAAGCAATTGAGAATGCTAATAAATTCACTGTTGAAACAGTTGCATTTACAAACACAGGTTATACGGATTGGATACATAATGGTATGTTAACACCAGGACAAACTTGGGATGTTATTTGTACTACAATGCCACAATGGACTATATTCCAACGAAATCAAGTTAGTTGGAGTGGTTCGTTTGTATTCAATGAGAACTTAGTATGATTGATTTAAGTTCATATTCAGGTGTTGAATCAGCAGTCTTCATCAAATGGGTTATTCCAAATTTTGAAACCGCATTACTGAGTGATTATAATATCCCAATTACATTCGGTGGCGATACCTATGTATCTATTGGGAGTCTACTTAATATGAGTGGCACTACCTCTGAATTAAAGGCAAGTAAATCACAATTGAGTATATCACTATCAGGTATACCAACAGCAAACGTGAGTGATATACTCGATAATGAGATCAAAGGATCATCATTAGAAGTATATCGGGGGTTGTTCGACCCATCTTCACATGCATTACTCCCCCTCCCAGAGAACCCAATATTAAATTTCAAAGGAATAGTAACCAATTATGGTATCACAGATGATGTGGATGTGGTATCTCAATCAGCAACCAATACCATTACCATTACTTGTAATAGCATAGTAGAAGTCCTTGCAAAGAAAGTAGGTGGCAGAAGAACCAACCCAGTTGACTTTCCCGATGAAGGTAGTATGAATAGAGTACAAACCTTATCTAGTTCAAATTATAACTTTGGAGTACCAGGGTGAGTTTTTTTAGTAATGCATTCAAATGGTTGGGTGGTAATAGTCTTGGTGCTAACTTAGCAAAAACAGCCATATTAGGCTACACATCTAGGTTATTGAGTGATAATGTGAATGACACCACATCTACCGAAGCGATTGATGAGGGTGTGAGATTACAACTTAATCCAAGTACTGAAAATAAGATACCTGTGTTATATGGAGATGCTTATTTTAGTGGGAATATAACTGATGCTTCATTGAGTCCTGATTACAAACAAATGCGATACTGCCTCGCATTGTCTGAATTAACAGGCAATACACTTGATGCAACCCCATCTACCTATACATTTAACGATGTGTATTTTAATAATAACAGAGTTGTATTCAAAGCAGATGGATTTACATTAGACCATACCATTGATAGTAGTGGCAATCAAGACCCAAGTGCAGAAGACCTAATAAAAGTCTATTTGTATAAAGAGGGGACTGCATTAAATGGTGGTCCATCCCCTGAAACATTATTAACTCATTGGACTAATCACCCAATGACAAACCTATTATATGCAATTGTAGAAGTGAATTACAATCGTGCTAAGAATGTCACTGGATTACCACAATGTATATTCCATATATCAAATAGTTTAGATATGCCAGGCGATGTGTTAAATGATTACATGACTAATACAAGTTATGGTGCTGGTATAGATACAGGTGACATAAGTGGGTTAGTAGAACTTAACGCCAATGTATTGAATGGATTTACATACACAGATGCAAGTGGCAGTCAGCAAGTAGGACAGACAAGAATAAATGGTTTGGTATCCACTACTACTAATGTATTGACGAATATAGAAGCGATGACAAAGGCGTGTAGTTCGTGGTTGAGTTATGACATACATCAAGGTAGGTGGGTCGTTATAATCAATGAGAGTGGTGCATCTACAGCCTCATTCACGGATAGTAATATCATTGGTGAAATATCCGTGAGTGGGTCATCTTTAACTGGTCTATATAATAGTGCAGAAGTTAAGTATCAGAACACAGATATATTAGATAAGGCAGATTTTGTAAGGATTGATATTCCATCAGGTGATTTATTTGCCAATGAACCGAACAATACTGTACAGATCGTATTACCTTTTACTAATAAACAAAGCACAGCATTAAAAGTTGGCTTGATTGAGTTAAAACAATCCAGAATTGATAAGATTATTAGTTTCAAATCAGATTACAGTTACCTGAATGTAAAAGCAGGTGATTTGATTGATGTGACTTCCCCTGCATTCAATTACACAAATAAAGTATTTCGAGTAGTTAATGTCAAAGAAGTAGAAACCAATAATACTATAGTATTAGACTTTAAGTGTATTGAATATGATGCTGATGTATATACATATGATATTGCTGAATATGAAATTGAGACCGATGATGGACTATTAAGCATTGGTAGTATAGGTAAGCCTAATACACCAACAGTAACCAATAATGACACCGGATCAAACCCTCATATATTAATGGGGAGTGTAGTTCCAAGTGGTATTGTTGATGAAATGGAATTTTGGGTAACACATGATACCTCAGTACCCAATGATTATGATAGAACATATGTCAAAGTAGGTACGCAAAGCAATACAGATGGTAGTACTTATACTGAAAATCAAGCAGTTAGTTATCAATATGGTCAATTAAACCAAGGTGATCTATATGTAAAAGTAAGGGGTATGAACAATATCACTTCTGGTCCATTTAGTGATCCAAGTGGGTTGATTGCATATGTTCCTGTTCAAGAACCAGACAATATACCTGATGGGGTATCCATTGGTGGACAACTAATGAGTTTGGGGATTATGACATTATTAAATAACTTAGATGTCTTATTTGATGGCGATCCCAATACAAGTCTAGTTGATGCGATATTAGATGACTTCTTCCCAAGTCGCAATCCAGCAACACCAATGGATGAACAAATAAAAGAAAGTTTAATCAATGACCAAGGGTTTATTGATGGGGTGTCAGCAGAATTACCAGACCCACCTGCACCACCTGCACCACCACAACTGATAACTGAATTAAGTGATGTAGACACAACAACCGTTGCACCTGTATCCAATGATGTGTTGTATTGGGATGGAGTAAATTGGGTTCCTGGCGCAATTGACCCCGATGGACAATTACCAGACCCAATATATGGGTGTATTGACCCTACTGCATTAAATTATGATGCTGGTGCTACACACGATGATGAGAGTTGCTTATACCAATGCTATATGTCATTCATTGCTGCTGCCCCGAATATAAGTATATCACGAGATAACGAAGCACCATATACAGGTAGTTATTTTGTAAGATTCACACCTCCATCAGCAGCATATAGTACAACGACATTCACATTATTAGCAGGAAATATAAAATTATATAGAAGTGATGGGACGTTAGAACAATCAATATTAGCAAGTGACTGTATTCTACATAATAAAATTTTAGAAATACCGTTCGCTGATAGAACCTTATCAACCGATTATTATATTTTAATTGATGATGGTATTATAGCAACTGCCTGTACTACCTGTAATGGGTTAACAACACACTTATCAACGGGAATATCAACCCCAAGTTGGACATTCACAACATCGGAATTTGAAAATCATAGATTTGAATTAAGTGGTGACGATGTGGTAGATGTATTGAATGGCAATATTATAGTTTTAAATGGAGGTCTGCCAACATATAACACCGAGACGACTACTGATTATATCGGGTATGATACATTTACAGTTGATGTTCCAGGCAATGATATTAATGAGTTAGAGGCAGGAGTTACCCCAACATTAACTTATGCATCCTCACCAAAACCAGAAATAATAGTCACAGGTAATGTATTAGTAAAAGACCCATCAGGTGCTGTTGTGCAAACATTAAGTCCTGTATCAAATGATGGTCAAGTAGTAACTCTAACTGATTTAGATGATTCTGTAATCCAACTAAATACGTCATATACACTTACGTTCCCATTCGGTTTTTTAACTAATCCTGATTGGACATCTACTGATACATATTTTGATTTTTGTGGAACACAACAAGGTGTACCTGTAGATACACCTATGGATGGCATACAAAGTCCATTGTATTCAACATCATTCGCATATCTTAGTGATGTGAAATTAGCAGTGATGCAATACAGGGTGTCTATTGGGGCATCAAATGCAGCACAAACAATAGAAACATTTGATGTTAATGAATATACGACTGGTGTGGTTATTGAAGAATCAATCGAAATTTTATTCAATAAAAATATAAGTGAGTCATCCGTAGGTAATTTTAAATTATATAACGGTTCTGGGTCATTAATTCAATCATTTAATACTACAACTACATTTAATAATAACCAAACAGATAGGATTATAAGTGAAACAAATAGTTCTGTCGTGTTGGATTTAACCTATTATTTGGATTATAATACTGAATATTATATATTAATTGATTTCAGTGCAGTATTAGATGATGGTGGTGGTTCACAACAAGGAACACCATTTAGTGGCTTAACAGATGTGAATGGGATAAGGTTTTTGACAGATGATGGTCCTTCTATTATGGAATCAGGACAGAATGATGGTGTATTAGATACAATTGAAATGGAATTTGATAGACCTATACAAAAAGGTAGTGGGGTTGTCACGGTAAGAGATGACCAAAATAATATAGTCCAAACATTTGATGTGACTGACCCATCCGTGACAATCGAGGAATAAAATGAGTAAATTAATAGTAGATATAGATGAGGGATTATTCAATGAGGGGGTTGATTATACAATTGAACTACCTGCTGGATTAGTGGAAACAACGGGAGTTGTCGCTTTTCCAAGTCTAGCATTGACAACTGTTGCAAGACCGGCTTGGACAGGTGCTTCGGCTATTGATGTCACAACGGGGGTAATGTTTGATCCGTCTAATGTAAGTGTGACGCACAGAGGTCGTTCAGTAATTGATACCGATGCATCAGTGGAATATATCAATGGTGGATATGGCACTACTCATATGGTTTATGATGATGATCAAATCGTTATAGAAAGCAATACCGCAAATGCACAAACAGGTTGGGTAATGCACGTTACTAATACAACTGATTCATTGGAATTTGAAACTACTTTAGATAGTTCTAATATGCCAAGAACACTAATAGTTCCTGATACCTTGCCTATTGTTATTAGTTCAAATTCAAGTGTAGGTGATGTAGTCGGTGAAACAGAACATTATGAATTTATATACGGGAGTATGTCATCCACATATGATTTTGATGACTTAACCACAATGAATATACGAATTAATTTTGATGATAATATCCACTATATGGGTTCGGCTCGTATCCGTGGTACTGGGAATGTACTTATTTACAATAGCCTAGGACTGTTACATCAAACAATCACTCCTGCTGAATGTACTAGAACTATACAAACACATCCAACATTAGATTTTGTGGTTACAGGGATATCTGAAAGTGAGACATATACTATAACATTAGAGGACGATGTTTTTGAAGCAGCAGTAAATTTACAACTCCCAACGAATTATATCGGCAATGCAGAGATGTTAAATATTACATCATTCACAATGGGTGTCCACGATGTGATGTGCGAGATAGATGTGAATTACGGTGACTGGGTATCTATTTTCAATGAGGGAGAGTATTATGTAGATTGGGGCAATGGAACTTTTCAGTTATATAATACCAATGACACCCGTTCTACCACAATGTCTAACCTTGTTAGGATAAAGACATATAGTTCATCATTAAACCCATTAACTAAACTAGAAATCAAAGGGAATGGTGTACTCAGTATTGATTTGGATTGCGGAACACTTCCTTCCCTAGATAATTTTTGTTTTAACGATCATTCCCATTCGACAATGAATTTGTCTAACTTAACCACTGTTAATCTGTCTGGTGCAATCAATGTAACTTCTATGGATTCCGCATTTTATATGTGTAGTTCGTTACACACTGTTAATCTATCTGGTACAATCAATGTAACTTCTATGGATTCCGCATTTTATATGTGTACTTCATTAACATCATTCCCATTAATAGATACATCAAGTGTAACTTCTATGACCAACACATGGATGAATTGTTATTCATTAACATCATTCCCATTAATAGATACATCAAGTGTAACTTCTATGACCTACGTGTGGTCGGGTTGTACTTCATTAACATCATTCCCATTAATAGATACATCAAGTGTAACTTCTATGACCGGTGCATGGAAGTATTGCCATGGATTAACATCATTCCCATTAATAGATACATCAAGTGTAACTAATATGGACTACGCATGGGAGTTTTGTCATGAATTAACATCATTCCCATTAATAGATACATCAACTGTATTTTATATGATAGGTGCGTGGTTGGGTTGTTCTTCGTTAACATCATTCCCATTAATAAATACATCAACGGTTGTTGCGATAGCCAATACGTGGTTGGCTTGTTCTTCGTTAACATCATTCCCATCAATAGATACATCACGTGTACATTATATGTACGGTGCGTGGGAGGGTTGTTCTTCGTTAACATCATTCCCATCAATAAATACCTTTAGGGTTTGGACAATGGGTTCCGCATTTAGTGGCTGCACTTCATTGGTTTGTATACCCAACTTGTTTACTATAAACACATGGGATAATTGGCAAGGTACAGAGGAATTATTTTATAACACCCCATTATTACAACAACCAGATGCATCCGCACAAGCAGATTTAACCAGTGTAAATGGTGCAGATTGGACAAACGCTAATCCGTGTCCATAAACACAAAACATAAATATGACAATACAAGGAGATTAACATGTCAGCAAGCAATTATTTAGAAAAC